GGTACGCGTCGCAGCCGCACGACTCTCTAAAGAAGCCATTTACGAAACATTTGTCCTCGTTGAACTTTAAACCCCATGTGGGGAAGTGATCAAAGAGGAAGGGTACGAGCTTACGGGGAACGATTAAATCGTCGCCGTAGACGTACACTCGACCTTTAATTCTCCAAGCTCGCCGAATTGCTTCGGCGAGAGCGTAGAAGCACAGTGCTTCCACAGGGAAGCACAGAGCTGAACCCATCGGAGCAAACTTACGTAAACGTAAAGTTCGTCCGTCGGGCAACTCGGTTAAAGCTGTGCGGGTCGCTAATAAGTAACGTAAAATGCCGGTCCCACTAAACAACCTTTTAACCAACGCTAAAGATACGCGATCCGACGCCTCCTTGAGGTCAAGGGTAGCATATTCACGCGTTTTTGAGGCCTCGAGTGCCTCACGCTGATTAATCGTTTGATCAGTGAAGTTGACGTAGCCTCGTACATTCGAACGTTTCTCCAAATGATCATAAAGCGAACCCCGAAGGGCTTGCTGAATGAATTGGAATTCCAACGGCTCCTCTGATATGAGACGCGGTCCTCTTGAATCTTTAGGAACGAGCACAACTTTCGCTGTGCCTTCCTTTAGATCTTTAAGTCCCTTGTACCATTTGATGCGCCGAAGGAGAGAGGATCTACTGGGAACGAACCACTCATAATAAGGAAAAACCTTATGAATTGAGCGATACTTCCTTTTAAAGATCCATTTCTCATTATAACGTTCGCCTGTTGCGGTTGCACCAGGCCCATGCTTTGGCATTCCGTCTTCAGGATTGTAACCCTTTAGAGCAGAACACAAAACTGCATTAGCCTTCTCAAGATAGGGGTCCCAATCAGCTAATTGTAGCGTTTCGAGATCCTTCTCTGTTTGTTCAAAAGCCTCAATGACCTTAGCATTCTTACGTTTGCTATAAGGCAATTCAAGCTTATAGAACATTTGGCAGATCTGGCCGATGAACGCAAGTGCGTTTTCGTCGACCTCTTCCAAGAGTTCCCCTTCATCATTGAAGATACGTGCTGTCAAACCCTGCAAAAACAGGGGGCGACGAGTTCCGTACTTCCTCTGGAAACCCAGAGGATACGACAACTGACCCGATTCGGTACCGGATAAAACCGCTTTCCAAAATCGGGGTAGAGCCGTAGTTAGGAATTCGATTCCTTCGTGATTAACGCGGTCAACAATTGCGCGACAATCTCGATCGAATGAACTCTTTAGTGAAGGGAAGGTGCCCGCAAAGTCTCGCATAAGAGACTGCAAGAGTGTCGGCAATGCCGAACGTAGGCCATTAGGGTCCTGCAATTTGCATTTCCTCCAACGCCTATGTCTTTGACTAGATCTCGTTTCTGAGCATCTTGTCAGTGTTCCCCACGCTCCAGAACTCCTTGTCCATAGCCAGCAGATCATCGATGTCGGATCTAACAATACCCAATCGTGGAACTGTTAGAGTTTTCGTCATTGTCAGAGTCTGGGGCCTGGAATTAGCATCCAACACGACCTTTTGGTACTTAACCAGATGCCGATCCACACCGTTCGGTGCGGAAGCAATGGTATGAGTAATCTCCATAGTTCGTGGTGTCGACAATGCAGATGCAGCGTCGATGTACTTGGATTTAACGAGGTCGGCAGCCAAACGTAACATAGTTACAGTGGCCGCTGCCGCGTTTTTGAGAGAGAGGGTTGCATCAAAAGACATAGTACACTCCAAAGGTTAAAAGGTATATAATTAAGGACGCGCAAAGTCAGAGTTTCTGACCAAGAAGCGCTAAGCCCAGCACCAGCTGTTTTGCAGATGGTGTGTCCAGTGAGAGCTTGGAGATGCCGATAGGTAAACCTAGCCTCCGAGAGTAACCACGTGTTCGAGTCCTACGAATCATGGAGGTTTTCCCCCATGTAGTGTAGTAATCTTCAATGGTACTCTCGACCCATACCCCATAGCCGCAGTCTTCGATCGTGCAGGGAAGCTTGATAGGAGACTCGAGTCTTCCTATCAAATCCCCTACATTTGAGATCCAGTCAACTACGAAAGAATAAGGTATTGCCTCCCAGATAATGGCTGCAGGGTTGTTCAACCCGAAGGCTCTTTTAAGAGTCTTTATACTTAGCTCAAGATCTGTGAGTGCACTAACGTCATAGGTAATAGTGGCCCAAGCTTTAAATCCAGCCCTGATCTCAGGGACGGACCGCCAGTAGCCACCAGCACCAGATGGCGCAGATGAGGGGCGAGAAGGTAGGATGGAAGCCGTAGGTGACGGCAATCCTGCTTTGTACTCTACTTTGGTTAACTGGCCCGAATTCTTCCTTAACCATGCAATATGGTCAGAAAGAGTCGTAAGACGATTGTAAATGTGTATAAGATCACCGATCAAGGGTAAAACCCCAAATTGGTAAGCTAAATACGCGCTAGAATCAGTCTTAATATTCCGTTTAATGTCACGCCAACTCCCCAGTTGGTGTTTGCCATTTTTGGCAACAAACAAATCACGGAATGATGGCCACAGATCACGCACAGAGGGCAACTCCCAAGCGAAATTCGCTAGGAGAGTTTCTTTGTCGGCACACCCGGACTCGAAGTACCGGAATGCATCGAAAAGACACTGCTCTATGTGTGCACCGTCCAAAATCCAAGGATTACCTTGGATAGTGTATCCAGGTCCTAACCTACCACTAAGATAATCCTTCGTGTAGGTCCCACATGTCGCACTGTGGAAAATATTTTCCAAGGCGATGGGAAAGGACTGGGTATCGGATCGGTGATGATCGAGAAAACGCGTGCGGATTTCGTCCGTCTTCGCGCTCCCCTCATCAACCATACGGGAGTAACTCCCGTTGACCCAATCTGACTGGTAATTTTCGGTAATACAAAACGCTCCACTGGAGCGATAGTATTTTGCAACCGAAAGACCC